GCTCAACGATCCTTCTGTAGCGCACATCTATGCGATTCGTCAGCTAACGCTGATGTTCGCAAAGATAAACCTCCCTTGCACTCCTGCAAGAGAGGCCCGCGCTATCAGGAGTTACGTTGAGTGTGAGCAGGATGTACGCAGTTCGGACGCGCGCTTGGCTGAAAGACCAGAGATGGTCGCTCAGTTTCGTCGCATGTCTTCTCTGCTTTGGGGTGACGTTCTATCTTCCGTGGACCGCATGGTCTACGAAGAAGGTGGAACGGCCATCATCCCAAAGCATGGCCCAGGAGCCACAGCCGACCGACTCCGCGGAAACGCGAAGTGGGAACAAGCTGAATGGCCCCGGCGACTGGAACAAGTGTTCCCTCATGGGATCCATCTTGCTTCCAGCTGGAGGTATTTCCAAGACCTCAGCCATGTGTCCATCCTCGAACCTGGCGCTGAGCGACCCGTCAGGGTCATCACAGTGCCTAAGACGCTCAAGACTCCCCGGATCATTGCAGTCGAGCCTACTTGCATGCAGTATATGCAACAAGGACTACTGGACTGCATCGGGAAGGCCGTCGAAGCAGATGACATCGCTTCAGGCCTTATCGGATGGGCAGAGCAGGTGCCTAATCAGCACCTTGCTCGTGAGGGCTCTAGGAATGGAGCCCTTGCGACCCTCGACCTCTCAGAGGCCTCCGACCGAGTCTCGAATCAGCATGTACGAGAGCTGCTTGCAAATCACCCGCACCTCAACGGTGCAGTGGATTCAAGTAGATCCCGAAAGGCTGATGTGCCTGGTCATGGTGTAATACGCCTGGCCAAGTTCGCGTCAATGGGTTCAGCTCTAACCTTTCCGCTCGAGGCAATGGTCTTCGCGACCATTGCCTTTTGCGCGATAGAGTCAGAGCTCAACACCCCAGTATCCCGAGGAACTATTCGTAGCTTCCTCGGTCAGGTGCGCGTCTACGGAGACGATATTATCGTCCCGCGTAGATTTGTGCATGCGGTCATCACGTACCTTGAAGCTTTTGGGCTCAAGGTGAACGCGAGCAAGTCTTTCTGGTCAGGCAAGTTCAGAGAGTCTTGCGGCAAGGACTTCTACGACGGCCACGATGTATCTGTGGTCCGTATGCGTAGTATGCTCCCTGCTGATCGCACGAGCGTTCAGGAGATTGTATCTACCGTCTCTTTCCGCAACCAGATGTATTACGCTGGCATGTGGAAGACGGCTAGATACCTCGATGGGCTGTTGGGGCGGTTAATCCCGTACCCGGTGGTTCTCGAGAGTTCTCCTGTGCTAGGGCGCAACAGTTTTCTGGGCTACGAAACCCAGAAATACTGTGACACACTACACCGACCCCTTGTCAAGGGTTGGGTGGTGGTCGCCGATCCGCCAGTCTCACGACTGACAGATCATGGCGCCCTGCTGAAGTGTCTCATCCTTCTGGAAAAGAAGCACGAAAGTGCTTCTCGCCAGGATGCTAGCTTCGCAACCTCTTGGAAGAGAGCGAGCGGCCAGATCAGTCCTAAGCCTGGGACTGATGATGAGCATCTTGAACGTTCGGGACGTCCTCGACGCGTAGACACAAAGTCGAGATGGGCCACTCCTTACTGACGGAGGGCTCAAGGACCTCAGGTCTCAGACCTGAGGTGGTGTGTTCGACTTTCGACACACCCCGG